TTTTTCTTTTGCTATTCTTCTGCCCTCTTCGCTTAGTGTTATAGTAGCTTCAAGATTTTCATCATACTCAACTTCAATATAATCTTGATTATATAATTCCATTAAAGTTTTTTCTATATACTCAGTGTGAGACTCCCATAGTTCTGGCGCTAATTCCTGTGCAGAATCATTTATTGCAAATATTATTTCTCCGTTTTCATCTACGCCAGCCATCTCTATTACACCTATTTCCATGTAATAGGCTAGCCTATCGTTATACTCATTGTCTTCCATTTTACTCCTTGTGCAATAGGTAGGACTCGAACCTACGACGACCAAATTATGAGTTTGGGGCTCTAACCGACTGAGCTACTATTGCCTTAGCATATTGTAGTGTACCGTCGTCGTTTTTGTCAATAGTATCTTCAACTATCTGCTGTACGTACTCAGAAAAATGTTTTCTAATGCTACCAGATGGCCTTGATCCTATTGATATCCAAATATTTCTATACTCAATTACATTTGAAAATGTTGTAGGGCACAATTTAATTCCATGATACTCTTTTAGTACCGTTGGAAGCGGGACATGTTTTCCACAACACTTACATTCTTTTGCAAGTTCTTGATATCTACTCATACTATTTCCATTCCATTTAATACATCAGACAGGTCTTTTGGCATTCTTGGCGGTCTGATTACATTTAGCCTTGTAACATCTTCATTATTTCTTTCTTCACGCCGCATTGAGTCATACGTATGAATATCTATCTCATCATTGTTAGACTTCCTAGTTTTACTGATTGCATTATATATGGATCCACAAACGGCATCAGCTAAGTCTTTTGAACCTTTTCTAGGGTGATCCACCTTGTCACGCATAATTTTTAACTGAAGTAGTTCATCAACTAAAAGCTTTATATTTGGGCCATTTAATCTTTCTTCTAAAACAACCATAGCCATATCATCATAATGCTTCTTTGCAACTGAAAGTGTCTCTGTATTAATACCGTATTGTTTTAATTGCTGCATCATATCATGAGAGTTCCAGCGGTCAAATGTGCATAACCTTATATTAAATCCAGCTGATCTAAGTGACAATATGTAATCTCTTACTTCTGTAAAGTCTACAGACTTATCTGCAGTTGGAGTCCAGTATCTAACCGCATCAACTTCAACAATTGGTGCTGGCTGTGAGTAAGCGTCTGTCACTTTAACATTAACAAACTTGCTGACATGAGACATTGCTACTGCACAATGGTCATGCTTTTGTGCAAGGTCAACATGGATAAAATATTCTTTTTCTTCATCTGGCACAAACCAGCTTTCTAATCTTCCAAAATCATCAACAGCCAAAGACATATTGCTAAAAGCTTTTTCAATCTTTTCACGAGACTTAAAGAATGCATCGACAGCTTCTGGAGGCATACATGCAAATCTACTCAGTGCATCAGGCATATTTTTATAAAATTCAACCTTAAAGTCTTCAATTTTTTTAGTAGGATTAACATCCCAAGTCGGTCTCTTCAAAGCATATACTTTAGGAATCTTATAAGAGATGATATTGTCTTCTTCCCACTCAACGGTTACTTCATTTCCTTCTGTTCCGTCTGGAAGTTCGTCTACCATTTTCAAGGTTTTAGTTTGTACAATCGTTTCTTTTTCTGCAATCACAGAATCATAAAATTTTTGAATTGGATCGTTCTTGAAACGAGGGAATGAAAGTAAGATAATCTTTCCATAATCTGGGAAACGTGATATAACAGATCCACGATACATGTCATAGATAGCATCCGCTGTTTTTGCCTGATCATGTCCAGTTGTATTCTCTGTTGCAAATCCAGAAATTTCGTCAAGGATTACTGCGATTACGTTGTAACCCTCAAATGCTTCACGCTCTGAGTGGCCAGAGTATACGTTTACATTCTTATTGAATCTAATCTCTGAAGCCTTTGGGTCATATTTTCCTATGAACCATGGTGATCTTTCAATTCTTGTTTTAAAGCCTTTAAAGAAAACGTTATTTGCCTGTTGTGCGTTAACAGCAATATTAATAATATCAATTGTATCTCCAGGAGGCTTTCCGTAATAAGTTGCAGGATCTTTTAAGCACAAGAGTAAATATACTATATATGAAACTGAGATAGTAGACGTATAGTCTTTTCCTGAACCCTTTCCTAGTTGTGCAATTATTTCTGTGCAGGTTTGCTTGTATCTAAGACTTCCTTCTTTTTCTCCAAAAAGCTTGATAAGAGTAGACTCTTTATATATCTGAGAACCTTTTTCAATTAATGTATATTGATATTCTGATAGTGGTGGTAGCCCAAGATAGTCTGGGCTGGTTACGAATGTTTGTAGATCAACTGGACGCTCTTCAAATTCTTCGCCATCAAGAATATCAATAAGGTCATTAAAATTAAGATCCACTATTCATCTTCTTCTTGTGAGCATAAACAATTGCCACATTCGCAATTGCTATTTGAAAGTAATATTTCTCTCCCCATGTTATCAGTCTTTTTTATTTTTTCAGATGACATGATTAAACCGCTGGATCTTCTTCGCTAATTAAAACTGGTTCCACTATTCCAGTTATTTGAGATAATCTTTTTGCAACCTCTATCTTACACTTGGGGCATGATGCAGTTACCTCTTTTAATATCTTTACAAGGATTTCTTGCTTTCGTTCTGTTTCAGCCACTTGACTTGCTATTTCTTGATTATCTAACAGGCCAACCTCTTGAAGCATTCCAATTCTTTTTCCTTCAATATCTGCAATTAATTTTAAAGCTGTAGACTTAACGTTTAATTGGCCAGCTTGATCTGCATCCTCTACAGTTTTCCAGGCCTCTTTAATAAGCATTGCATAGTGTTGGTCTGCTCCAGATATTGCTTCCTTAGCCCTATCACGAGAGCCAGAATCGTTTCTGACGACCTGCTTCCACTCTTCTATATGTTCAAGTACCTCAGCCCTCTTAAAGCCTGTTAGAGAGGCAATCTGGGTTGGGCTGTTACCTTTAAGCAGTTCTTCAACTACCTTGTTCATGCGATCAAAATGATCAGCTAATTCAATATCCATATATAAATATTATACTTCTAGTCGACTGAAATAGCAAGTCGCTTAGCAATTTTAAGTAAGATTAAATAACCAATCATGTCATCAATATCATTATCGCCAGCAAATCCAGAACCATTTTTAATTCTATTAATCTTATCGTCAATACGAATTTTAATTTGCTCTTGATTATCCGCCTGGGAGAATATTCGAATAGGACTCAAAGCTGAGTCTCCGTAGGATATATTCTTTTTAATTAGCATCTCTGCAATTTCAAGACACTCTGAAATAATTCTGTGTCCAGACGGAGCATCTGTTGCAATTAACTGCAAGTCTGTAATCCATGCTTGATATCCATTATCTTTATTAGGGTACGATACGAATCCCACTAGTTCATCTCCTTATATAATAATTTAAGTCCTTCAAAAGTTCCAATATCCATATATTGTCCCCCAGGCAATACTGATCTTACATCAAGACCCTTGTCTATCCAATCTTGAATTTGTAATCCTACATGTGCAAGAGTTGGGTCTATATCTTTAGATAAATTTCTTAATAACATTGTTCCCCACATAAATGGATAATCACAATCTGAGACCTTGTCTCTTGATCCAACCACCCTGTTTCCATCTAATTGAATTTGACCAACTCTACCTTTAATTTCTTCATGACAATCCCATGTGCCAAGAACAACGTCTCCATCAGATTCTATCATTTTCTTATAAATATTACTAGTGCATCCAACCATATAAGTATCTGGAAGTCCAATTAATAAGGTGTCGCTGTCTCCGCCAGCTAAAAGTTTAACTGCATCTGACATCGTTGAAGGCTCTTTAACAATAATCTTTACGTTCATATCCATACTTTGAATCATTGGAACCCATGATGCTCTTGTGGCAACTCTGACTTCATCGCATACCTCAAGCATTTGATCAACATGCCATTTTAAAATTGAGCTGTTATTAGATATTGGCAATGCAAATTTTGCTATACCGCCAATTCTTGTAGCTTTGCCAGACGCTGGAAGTACTCCTATAATCGACACTATAACTCTCCTATTGAACTTGTGATTCGTATTGTCTATCTATGGCAAGAGGGTTCTTGACATTCGGAGGCAAAGTATAAACATTGAATATGCCCTTTTCGCCTTTTCTAAATATAAACCAATCTGTTGGATGGTCCATTCCTATATCTTCAACATATTTGCACAATTTTTTAGCACCTTGTTTTGATATAACATATCCAAGTGTAGACCAGTCTTGATATGCTCTTGATATATTATCATTTAAAGTATAAGATGCATTAAATCTTGAGTGTTGATTCTCATCAACATAGATGCTAAATACATCATAGTCTTTAGGTAAACTATTCATAGATATTTGATATCTATAATTAAATGATTGATCTACAATTATATCATCTT